ATGATAAAAAATATGAAATGAATGATAGTATGGAATTCTTGAAAGAAGCAGCGTCAGGAATTTACCATTTAATTGATAGTCCGCCAAGACTTTCGAGCCGCTGCAGCAAACATCATAATGCTGCTGATGGTTTTTATCAATATGAAGAAAAAATTATATAACAAAACTATAAGGAGCATTTATGAATAAGGTTATGGCACTAACTACAGCCGAAGAACATCACCACATACCAGCAATACATTTTAATTCTAAACAAATTGAAATTCTTAAAAACTCATTATGCAAAGGAATTAGCAATGAGGAATTTGAGATTTTCATGATGGCATGTGTTAAAACTCAACTAGACCCTTTTATGAGACAAATTTACGCAGTGAAACGCAAAGCTAAGAAACCCGATGGCTCATGGGGTGAAACTATGACTATTCAAACTGGTATTGACGGATACCGTTTAATTGCTGAAAGAACCGGTTGTTATGCGCCAGGACCTGAGCCAACTTACGTAATGGATCAACAAGGTAATTTAACCTCCGCAACGGCTTATATCAAAAAGCAAACTAGAGATGGCACATGGCACACAGTTTCAGCTAGCGCATATTCTGATGAGTATATGCAAACATTTACGGATAAGTCTACTGGAGAGAAAAAAGCTACTGGAATGTGGGGTAATATGCCCAGAACGATGTTAGCTAAATGCGCAGAAGCTCAGGCCCTGCGAAAGGCTTTTCCTGCTGAGATGAGCGGTGTTTATACTAAAGAAGAGATGCAACAAGCTGATCCCATTGATTTGGTATCAAAGATAACTTTGGAGCAAGCATCTGAACTCGATATGATTTTAGATGAATGTGATCAAAAGTATAAAGAATGGGTTTATAGTTATTTAAAAAAACAATATGACACCGATAATTTGTCAAATTTACCTGCTGACATATACCAACGTATGAAAGATGCTGCTGTTAAGAATATGGAGTCTAATTATGCACGTCAGCGTTCGGAACAAATTAAACCTGAACTTCTTTTGGAGCAAGTCCAATGACTGCAGAAGACATTATTAGAGAAGTTCAAGAAAACGCCTCAGAATGGCTAGACGAAGTCCCTAATATTCATGACAAGCATTTGTTTGTCATGAATATCTTAGCACAGAAGCTTTCTCAGTCATTTGAAACAATAGATTATCTAAAAAAAAGAATAGATCATGCTGGAAAAATTTATGTCAAAAATTGAAAAAACAAATTCCTGTTGGATTTGGAAAGGATATGTTAATCCCGATGGATATGGAAGATATTCCTCAAACTATAAAACTTTTTTTGCTCATAGGTATTCATGGATAATACATAAAGGTAACATTCCAAATGCAATTCTTGTTTGTCATTCGTGTGACAATAGAAAATGTGTGAATCCAGAACATTTATTTTTAGGAACTCACAAAGACAACTATCAAGATTCTAAAAACAAAAAAAGACATGTCCATGGAAATTCTCACGGACAAACAAAAATAAAAGAAGAATTTCACGAAGAAATAATAAACTCATATCTTTCAGGAGAAACTCAACGGAATATTGCAAAAAAATATTCCGTTTCTCAAGGAGCCATTCAGGACATTATAAGAAAAAAAATCCCTGCAAAAATTCTAAAAGGGGAAACCGCAAATGGATCGATTTTTAACGAAAATCAAATTAAAGAAATTAGATCAATGTATGTTCCTGGAAAAGTAACTTTTTTACAAATTGCAAAAATTTATCAAGTGAATCCAGAAACCATTCGCAGGATTATTAGGAGGGAAAGATGGGCGCATGTTTAGATATTGAGCAAGGCACACTTGAATGGTTAGCCTTACGTAAAACAAAAATTACTGCAACTGATGCTGCTGTGATTTTAGGTGCTTCTCATTGGAAAACAAGGTTTCAGCTATATAATGAAAAGATTTCAGAGGAAAATAATACCTTTAAAAACGATGCAATGCAAAGAGGTATTGATCTTGAACCAATAGCAAGAGATTTATTTGAAATTAAAACAGGTCTAAAGGTTAGTCCAAAAGTCGTAATTAATGATTGGGCTATGGCTTCATTAGATGGAATTAGCGATTGTGGCAATCATATTGTTGAAATAAAATGTCCGGGATCTAAAGACCATGCAATTGCTCTTTTAGGTAAGGTTCCAGATCATTATTACCCTCAACTACAACATCAAATGTATGTTTGTGATGTAGAGTCAGCTTATTATTTTAGCTTTGATGGTGCAGATGGTGTTGTTGTTGAAGTTTTAAGAAATGAAGAATACATACAAAAAATGATTATCGAAGAAAAGAAATTTTATCAGTGTCTAATTAACAAAACACCTCCTGAACTTAATGAAGGAGACTATATTGAAAGGAATGATGATTTATGGCAACAATGTGCTTTGAAATGGAAGTCCCTAACAAATTCTATAAAAGAATTAGAAAAGGAAGAAGAGGAGATCCGAAAACAGCTAGTGTTTTTAAGTGGAGAGTCAAATACGAAGGGGGCCGGTATTTCGTTGTGCCTGGTTAATAGAAAAGGCAATGTTGAATATGCTAGGATTCCAGAATTAATAAATGTAGATCTTGATAATTATAGAAAAGGCTCGATAAATAGTTGGAGAATAACTACAAGTTAAATTTATGTAAAAAAAAAGGGTAAGGATCAACGCTAATCCTTACCCTAGACCTTACTTAACAAGAACAAGTCTATATGAAAAACTGGTTTCAAATATTTTTTAACATAAGTAAGAAAGTCTAGCAACCTTTCTTTTTCATTTTACTACCTTTTTCAACAAGCTTATCTCTTTTTTGGTCTGCTTTGAGTAAAGATTTTTCTTCTTTCATCAATTTAGCAGTCCCTTTTTCAATTTTTTTAATTTTAGCATCCATTATTTCTTACCTTTTTTTGTTATTTTTTCGCCTGCTTTTCTCGCAACATCAAGTGCTATTGCTATACTTTGATTTTTTGGCTTTCCTGCTTTCATTTCTGTTGCTATGTTTTCTCCGATGGCTTTTTTACTTTTCGATTTAATCATTGGCATAAAATTCCTTTTTCGTGATATTCAATTTAAAATTAACCAAAAAAAATTTTAATTTAAAGGTAAATCATATGAAATATTTTATTTTTGTGATGTCTATTTCATTACCATGTGTTGGATCAGTTCAAATGTCTCCGGATGGAAGCAAATATAATGTTGATCAATTTGGAAAACCGCTTGAAGTGCCTTATAAAGTTCAAAACGTAAAATATTACGATCAAATTGAATATGATAATCATGTGCCTGAATTTTCAGAAAAAGAAATGAAAGCATACGAATCATTGAAAGCCAAAGGCGTCTGGATTTGGTGAATCCTACGTTACTTAATCGTCATTTGGTTATTTTTTACTTCCACCGTAATATTTACATCGGTTTGCTTCTGAATAGCCTCACGACTGATTATAACTTGCAAAGCATCATCATTTGCTATATCTTCTGCTGCTTGGTATAATTGTGGAAGGGTATTGCAAGAAACCAACATAATCAAAATTGGAATTATAAAAATATGTTTCATAAATCACCTTTAAAAATTTTGATAAAAACTATATATTTTAAATTTAATTTTACAAGAAAATTTTTTTATTTAACAGGTAATATAATGCTAAAAATAATTTTATTTATGCTTACATTTATGTCTTTGGAAGCAAATTATAATGTATGTGTTACCACTATATTTCAAAATGAATCACCCTATCTCAAAGAATGGATTGATCATCACCTATCTGTTGGTGTGGAACACTTTGTTTTATATAATAACAATAGCACAGATGATTATGAATTAATTTTAAAACCTTACATTCAAAGAAATATTGTTGATTTGATTGATTGGCCATCAGAAACACAAAAAAATGAATTTGAATATTTTTCTTTTACCGTTCAACCAGGTGCTTATAATCATGCAATAGAACTCTTAAAAGAAAAAACAAAATGGCTTGCCATTATTGATACCGATGAATTTTTGATTTCAATGAAAGATAAGTCTATTTATTTGACTTTAGAAAAGTATTTCCCTAAAGCTTCTGGTGTTTGTGTAAATTGGCAATGCTATGGAACATCATCAATTTTTTTAAAGCCGGGACAATCTTTGTTAAAATCATTAATATATAAATTACCGTTCGATCATTCTAGAAATTTATATTATAAATCAATTGTTAGGCTTGATTGTGTGGAAAAATGCGTAAATCCCCATTATTGTTTATATTTACCAGGATTTTATCATGTAAATACAAATAATGAAGCTATAGGAATGCAAAATACAGGCGTATATATTGATATATTAAGAATAAATCATTATTGGGCTCGGGATGAATGGTTTTTACTTAATATAAAAGCCCCCAGATATGAAAAATGGGGGGTAAATCCAGAAGATATTATAAAAGCAGGTCATGATATGAATCATGAAATCGATGCATTATTTTGAATTTTACTCAGAATAAATTCAATATCACAACATTCTCGATGAGAATCAATAGGAACATAAAAGGCTTCTTGATCTTCAATAAAAATTTTTACCTTATCATTTTCTACATGATTTATTTCATTAGGCTTTCCATCTGTAAAAACTATTTCGCATTTTCGAATACATTTATCATCGAAAGAAAAAGTCAAATTTTTATCAGGATGCATATTTCTAAATAAATTTTTAGATTCAAATAAATCCATTTTAGACCTCGTATTGACTATTAATTATGTAATCACCGGTTGTTCGACCAGTTAAACTTTCAATGGTTCTAGAACCTGTTGTTGGAGAAAAAGACTGTACAATATATTGTGAAGTATTATTAACAACAGTGACCAAAGGAAAAGTATTGGTAAAAATAGATAATTGAGTTGAACCAGCGCTAATTGGAGTATCAGAATTTAAGTTAGCAATATTAGCACTAATGAAAGGAAGTCCCTGTATTTGAATATTTCCAGTTCCGCCTGTATTACCTGAATAAGCAACATGAATATATAGACTGACTATTCGACCCACACGTTGATATCTACCTATTTGAATTGTATAAGTTATTGCTCCGGCTGCAGTTGATCCAACAATAGTAGGAGTGAAAGTTCCTTGAGTAAATACATTTAAGGTATTTGTCCCACCATCAAAAGAAATCCCTCCCGTATCAGTATTTCTAGCAACCAATGTTGTAGTATTTATTTTTGAAGAGGTATTGTTAAAAGATATTCCTGAATAGGTTAATGTGCCTGTTCCTGTAATGGCATTGGTATTTGTACTGTTAACGACAGAATTAGATATGTTATTACTTATTCCATTAATAGAAATTGCCGAAGCAGTATTGGAATTAATATATGATGAAACGATAAAATTGCTTCCTGATCCATTTAATGTTAACGAAGTTGTATTCATTAAAGAAGTATCAACGGTTGAGTTTAATATTCCCAATGCTCCAGTAGAACTTGTCGTGATAGGGATATTCAAAGTGGTATAGAAGAGATTAATTGTACCAGCACTCATTGTGCTTGCTGTGGTGCTTGAACCTGTATTTGAAATGATCGAATAATCAATATTTATTGTACCTGTGCTTGACGAAGAAAACAGTGCAATACCTGTAGTTGTTATGTTTCCTAAACAATTATTTATTCCAATAACAGATAGCGTATTTGATACGGTATGCGAAATTCCTGTGTTATTTGAGCAAATTAAATTACAATTATTCACTTGAACGATTGAAGCAAGTGTTCCAGTCACTGCTAAAAAGAAATCTGCATTCGTCTGTAATTGAATATTACTAATAGAACAAGTGCCAGCTGTGTTAAAAGTCGCTTTTCCAATTATTATAACATTTGGTACTAAGCTGTCACCTAAAAAAGCTGTTAAATTGACACCGGCTTTTAATGTTAGATTTTCAGTATAAGTCCCTGGACGAATAAAAATTGTTTGACCACTAACGGAAGCTGTTATAGCTGCTTGAATTGTTGTAAAAGTTGCTCTTAGACCGACTACTGCTGAAGGATCAACTACAAATTGAGTTAACCAAGCTCTATCTTCTAAACTTATAGTACTAGCTGATCCTATTGTATCAAAAACAGGTATTGTCCCAGCTTTTTGACCTAATAGATTAAAGTTATTAGATCCATCTGGATTAAGTTGACCACCTGTATCACCTGTTAAATGCTGAACAGCTACGGCACCACCTGTTAGACCTAAAGTTATACTTCCAGGTCCATTAGTAATTGTAACCCCAGATCCTGCCGTTAATGTACCTACATCAATATTGGTTCCACCAGCATTTAAAGAAGTTCTTCCAATAAGTAATTGACCATCTAGCAACATGGTAGCATTACCACCACGTCCACCACCAGCCCCGCTAAAATCTACATTATTCGAGTAGACTACGTCATTGTCAAATCCTGCCAACTAGATCACCTTTAATGACTTACGTCATTTCCTTTTTAGTTTTTCCTCGTGTTCGATTTCTTCCACGATTAACCATATCATGATAATTTTCTTTTGAAGTCCCGGCATATAAATGCTTTGGATTATCATATATATGTCTTGTTTCTACAATGTCTTTTCCAACTAACTTATAAAAATATATTGTGAAAGTGAAACCCAATTTATATTTTTTGCAGCAATCCCTGTAACTTGAATTATTGCATTATTCCCCGAAACGACTAAATTAGCATCACAAGCAACTGTTGCTGCTTCTTCATTTGTAATTTTATCTGGAGTTCCTACTAAAATTGCTGCTGCCCCTGTAGTTCTTACTGATCCAGAAATAAAATAACCACAACCTGCTAAATCTGTTAAATCATAACCTACAATTTGAATATCAAAATTATATACACCTGGAGTTGCACCTAAAGAGAATGTTGCTATATTAAGCGGTGTTGCATTTGCTGTGGTTCCTGAACCTGAAATTCTATTTGTTAAAGTAAAGGTTTCAGTGCTTGTACCTGGATTTCCTATGACAGTTATACCTTTAATATTATTAGTAGTAGATGAACCACCTATCAAAAATATATTATTTGCAGTTGGAAATACAGCTCCTCCGGAATCCCCTGTTACTGAAAGAATCGGAGTTCCGGGACCACCACCACCTAATATACTTTTATAAATTTGACTCATCTTTCCCCTAAAAATTATTTATGTAGGTGTAAGCAATAGAAAAATTACCATTTGCAGCTCCAGTTCCATAGAAAATAGTTCCTCGTGGAAAGGTGTATAGATCATCATCTAATACTATAGCTTCTCCTGATGAAAATGTTTTCCATTGGATTTGAGATCCCCCACCATCTAAAGAAATAAAAAGCACAACAGAAGTTGTGCTTTGATTATCTAGAATAATTTTCACAGGTGTATATAAAAGTTTTCCTATCAAAACGTTTGTTCCTGTCATAGCTGTTATAATCTCAGGAGCTGGAAGCATTTGTTGATATAAAATAAAATCTGACATTTTTTACCTGGATTTTTAGTTTACGATTTCCCAATTAACAACAGATAAATCAGTTGTAGCAAGTGAGGTCGCTACTGTTGATGAAGCTGCGTTAATAACAAATGATGTTCCAGGTGTTATTGTACCTGCAACGAGAGAACCCAAGGGATTCGCATTTGTTGCACCAATAGATTGTCTGCTTAGTTTTATAAGTGAGGATGCTGTTACAGCTGTTGTTGCTATAGTAACAGTTCCTAACACTAGGGTAGCTGATCCAAAAGAATTAGCTCCGGCCGATGCTGTTGTTCCAACACTTGTAGATATAATTTTATTTCCTGCAGTTCCTAAAACAAGATTTCCATTTGTAGCTGTGATATTTCCTAAAGTAGCTGTAATAGATGTTGTAGCTGTAATAGACCCAGGAGCAACAAATGTTGCAGGAATGCTTAAAATTACCGCTCCTACTGTTGGTGCTGCTGTTACTTGGTTAGTCGTTCCTGAGACAGAAGAAACACCAAAAGAAATGCTTGGTAGCTGATACCATATCCCAGACCCAATAGTGTAATATTGAACCGCAGGATTAACAGAATTGTCCTGCCATCTAGTTCCAGGGTTGTATATATCTTGTGTTGTGGGTACTCTTAAAGCATATCCAATAAATTGAGGATAAACAAATGCGTCGACCCCCGTCGCAAAAGGCGTCCCGCCTGTTGTGTTTCCTAGAGCTGCTGTCATGATTTGACTCCTGGTTAAATTATCCATAATCTATCAAGAAAATATTTTAATATCCATGCAAATTAAATAAATTTGTCGTATTTATTCATAACCGATAATGTGCTAAAATAAGGGAAATAAGGAGATAAATATGGATTGGTATCAAGTAGGAACTATCGTAGCTGCAAATCTAGGATTATTCTTATGGACAGTTAGACAAAGTAGATCAGATTATCTTCATTGTCAAAGATCTATAGATGGTTTTAAAGATGCTATGCAAAAAGAGACAAAAGATTTCCATGGAAGATTGGAAAGAATGGATTGTGAATTTAAAATGAGATTATGCGCAATCGAAGAAAGGAATAGGAAATGAATGAAACTTGGATGCAGGTACTTGCTATAATCGGATCTAACTTAGTGATTATGCTTACTTTTTTTGGTGTTAGTATATCTTTACATAATGGAATGAGAGAAGAAATTAGAGCTATTCAACACGAGATAAAAAGTTTTCATGGAAGACTTTGTCGAATTGAAGAAAGAAATAAAAGGAATAGGAAATAATGAAGTTACTAATTTAATTTCTGATAAGGATATCCACCACCTTTAATTAAAGTATGTAATGAAGCTCCCATGCTTGGATTTTTCCCCTTCCACCATTTGCCCCATTTATTGCTTCCGTTGGTTCTAGCAGGGACAGCACCTTTCTGGAATAAGTCGAATATTTGTTTTGGAACACCACCATAAGCATAGACATCTCCGTGTTTATTTGGATGATCGCCTAAGAATCTTACTAGAAGTTTACCGGATTTATCATCATATGCGAAGCCTTCCACGTTGCTGCTTGGCATTGCAGTGGTTAAATTATCTCCGGTTGGTGTTGACCCCAATCCTTCTAATGGGTCTTGTGGGTTTTGTTCGTAAAGATCATCAATTTCTTGAGTTAGAAGTGTTATTTCTTGAGCAATCTGTAATTGAAATTCTTCGCTTAAGATTTCTCCGTTTTGCAATGCTTCTTGAACCCCTCTAAGAATAGTATCCAAAATGTCTTCTAACTCTTCAATTTCTGGATTCATTGCTGTCTTCTTTTTCTTGATTCAGCAGCCATTTGAATAGCTTGCATTATAGCATTTGCTCCATTCCCTTGTTGCTGACCTGTCTGTGCCGCTTGCGGATCTTTTGATAGTTGTGATCCAGGGGGATTCATTGCCTCTTCTGTTGATGATTGTTGTTGAGGTAACCCCATATTCCCTTTACCAAAAATGCTTTCAATAATACTAGACCATGGTGTCTTATGTGCTTTCATTAGTTTTTGAATTGCGCCGGAAAATCGTTTATCATTTTGAGCTAACGCTGCCGCTTCAATAGGTTTTCTCCCTTTTCTAATCTCTTGATCTATGAACTGATGTAATTCAGGTGATTCTTGCTCGATGATGTTCTTAGATTGCTTGGCAGGTTCTTTTTTATTTTCTTGTCCTTCTTCCGCTTTTCCACCTATAAAGTCTTTAACTTCATTAAAATCAAATCCTTCGCCAAGAGCCTTATTGATAAATTTACCAAACCTAGGATCAACTTTGCTTAATCCCTTTATAGCTAGATCTTCAGGGATATATTTGCTTAAAAATGGCATAACTTTATTTAAGGCTAATCCACCTATTTTTGCTCCTCCTGCCGTCGCTGCAATAGAAGCAGCTGTTTTTAAAGCTTTTATTGGCAATTCGCCTTGTCTTCTTATTTCTTGAGAAGCTTCTTGATATGGTTGCATTAATCCTCCAATCCTGACCATTCAGATAGCCAGTAATCGTTTAACGGTGAAAATTCATTGCGAGTTTTTTCTAACTGGTCGACTTGAAACTTCTTTAAGTTGTCGCTATTTTTCAATAGATAATCATACCAAGGAATAGAGTCGTATCCTTTTTTTTTTAATTCATAACCTACCGCTAAGGGACTTCCTTTTTCGCCTAGTGATTTAGCTAATTCAGGAAATTTATTTGATATATCTTTTTTCTCTACATGTTGATAATACCCTTGTTCAAATTTACTGGGTACTTTAGGAATTGATCTTAGGTTATGGGCTAATTTTGGTTCGTTTGAAATTGGCTGAGCAACAGAATAAGCAAAAGGGTAAGAGGTTTTATTTGTAGCAACTATTTTATCTGCAAGATTCTTGGTATCGTCACGAAATTCGAATTTTTTTTGTAATGCTTTATAAGTCTGTAACGTATCTTTGGCTTTTCTTCCCGTAATTCCCCAATTTCCAATTGATTCTATTTCCTGATATTCTCTAGAAATTTCATCAAGTTTTTTACCATATACTTTCTTGGCTTGATCCTCTGTTAAGCCTTGCCCCCCTTCACTTTTCGGCTTAGTGGCTTGAACAGCTTCATCCTCTATATCGCTATAAACGTTAGATGGTACATTAGCACCTAATTTTTCATATTGACCTTGTAATCTGTTAACAACATTGTCTTGTAATGTTGTTAAATTAGCATGCTTTGTCTGATTGGTTTTTGCAATATTTGAATTTGTTGCATCTACTTTATCTTCATAATCAAGAGCTTTCTGGGGGTCATTGGCATATATTTCAGGGTTAGCATTAAATCTCTCCCCAGCTGATTGCATTTTTTGTTCTTCTGTACGAGGAACAAAACCTTCTTGTGCTTTAGCAAAAGTTTCTTCTTTTGTTAGGGAAGGAGGTTTATTTTCAACATTTACATTAACGTTAGGTTTTTCTTGTTTAAATGGATTCGGTTTAGGCTGATTTTGTGTTTCTCCAAATTTAGAAAGAGCTTGTCCTCTTGCCTGTTGTCTAGATAACTCTCCTGCACTTTGTATAATCTGAGGATATTCGTGAGCTACGCCTACTGTTTCAGCAAATCTTTGATATGGGTCAAGATCTTTATTTTCACCAATAGCCTTTAAACCAGATGAAAGTCTATTTCTTTCAACCTCTTTAGGAATTTGTTCAGCTAATCCTTGACCTATGCTAGAACCTATTCTTCCGAAAATATTTCCTTGTTTAATGTACTGAACCATTTAAAACCCCCTCTGACCTTGCATAAAGTTAGGTGATGATGCTTTACTAGAAGATTGAATCTGAGGGCTTGCTTGTGGACTTTGACCATAAGGACTTGAATTAGCACCTACTTTATTTGCTCCAAAAGAATTTTGTAAAAAACCTTTAGCAGCGTTTCCTCCATATGATCCTAAAGCTTCTAATGCTGGGCCTCCGACAGCTGTTCCTAAAGCTCCTAATGCTGGGGCTAATAAACCTTGACTTCCTGGCTGTGTCACCATGTTTTGGCTATAGTTCTGTAAACCAACTTGACCTATATTTTGTAAACCTTGCGCTGAATTCTGTCTTAGATTTGCTCTAATAGCTCCTAAACGTTCGCTAAGATCCGTTCCTGCTCCTATCGCAGCATTTCTAAATCCTGAACTAGATAATCCACCTGATCCCATACCTGCAAATTGTTCGGATAGTTCCGGTATTGTTTGCTCGTTAAATTGTCTCATTTGAGGTGCTGCAAAAGAATCAAAGTCAGCCGGATCATCGCTTAAATTATTTCTATAATAATCAGCTGATTGACCAAATGCTCCTCCGGCTCCCCTACCCATACCTGCATTTATAGATTGTTGATAAAGACCTTCTTGCTCAGGTCTTAAAGTTGATACGTTTTCTCTTTTTTCAGGCGTTCCCATTAAGAGATCAGTTCCAAAATTTTTGTATTTTCCTAAAATTGGATTTCCCATACCTAAAGGTTTTAAATAATCAAAAAATCCCATGTCAAATCTCCCTTAAAGTTCTTGGATATATTCTATAAAAACAAAGCATCTTGTGAAACTAGATCTATTTATTCCAACAGTAATATTAACATTCGTTGCGTCTATCGTTAAAGACACTGCATTGATTAAAGCTATAGGATCAGCATAAGGAATAGGGAAAGCAACTAAAGCGACTGGATCTGTTGCGGATGCCCACATCTGAATTAACGTAAAGTTTGCATCGAAAGTTATTCCATGAGGGATTGATTTAGTTCCTGCTGCTGGCAATGGGCCAAAATCAATAACTTTTCTTAAAATTGTTCTAAATTGTTGTGATGATCCCCCATCGCTTACAATGCTCACACCAGGAATAAATGATTTTCCTGTAAGGAGCTCTTGATCTAAGAAAAATCCTATTTCTCGTACGTTTACAGCATTAGCAATCTTTTTTAATTGTTCCACAATAAAAGGCATTCCTTCTTCCCATGTACTCGGAGATGCATCATAGACAGGTACATAACTTTCTAAATTTTGGCTATCAATTGGAATTGTCATCTTATAAAATCCTTCCGATCGCAGTCCAATAAAAAAAATCTGTTGCTGCAGTTAAAGATGTTGATGATCTCCAAGAAAAATGTGCTTCTGTATTACTTCCTGACGTATTAATCCATATACTATCAGAAGAAGAAGAATTTCGTGCTAATGTAAATGAAACGTTAATTACGCTTGTAGGATTTAAAAAAGGCGTGTTGAAATTTTGTGTTCCAGATGTAGAATTAGGATTAATTACTTTACCCCATTGAAATAAAATTCCACCTGGTAAAGAAGCAAAACCATTTCCTGAATTATTAGTAGGAGCTCCAAGTATTTGAGTTGATCCTAAAGCGTTTTGCCATACTGGCCATGAATTCCCACTTAATGAGTTTGCATATAATGCTGCATTTCCAAAACCAACCCCTGGGGCTGCCTGATTTAACAATCTTACTTGTTTATGTATTCCATTTTGACTTGATTGATCAGAAAAAGCAAAATGATCTACTGCATAAGTAGTATCAAGTTGTTGAAAATTATCTTGTATATTTTGATAGTCTACATCTAGGTCTACAAAACCCGTGGGTATAGTTGGCTGGTATAAACTCATAAATATCTCCTAAAGTTTTATTAGAGCTGGCAATTTCTACCTGCTCGCCTTATCCATAAAATTTGCGCATCTATTTGAACATCTAGCAGTTGTTCTTTTCCTGACATTTGAGAGTTATTAAATGTGTATTGTATGGTTAAGAAATTAGCTCTTGTTGCACAAAACACTCGTTGCCAAAACTTTGTCCCTAATGGTGCTGCTGCAAGATTTGATGGTGTTGTTGGTATAATTGAATTAAAGAAAGTATCTGGGACTCTAGGGAATATTCCTGTCACTTGATTTTGTGGTAAAATATTTGAAGCATTAATATCGTCATAATCAAGATAAACTTTTAATGATATCGCACCCGGATTATCGTTACCTGTCGCTTCCATTAAAATATCTAAATACCCTAACTGAATGCTTTGTCCTTCATCTAGGAAATTGAATTTCTTACTAACAATTGAAAAATTATCTCTAATGTTTATTAATCCACCACCAGCATAAACACCTACAGGAGTTGCTATTACATTGTCACCAAACGCATCGCTTACGGGATTATATTTGTATATACTAAATGAATTTGCTGGGTTTGCATTAGAAACGATAATCCCATACACTCCACCATTTAAACTTGAAAATGGCGTCGTATTCGGTATTCCACTTATTCCGATAACAAATCCTGTAGACATGTTATGATTAGGTGAAGTTATTAAAACAGTCGGTCCTTGAGTAATATTAGATATGAAAAGGCTGACATCATTCACGGTATTATAATCTAAATACTCAACAAATCCCTGTTGATTTCCACCGATAATTTCTGCTACTTGCGCAGGCTGGTTAATCCAAGGAAAATTACATTTAATCCAAGGTAATTTAGTATTTAACCATGTTCTACTAGATTGTGGTTGATAATTTCCGAGAGAAGTAAGTGAATCCGTGAATAATGCCCATGAATCATTTTCATAATTATAAATTAATCGTTGATTAGGAAATATTCTTGATGCGGATGATATTCTAGCATCATATTCATTAGCGATAGATACAGTCCAGAACGCTAACCGATTTTCAAAATCTCTAATTCCATGGACTCTCGCAACGCCATTATTAAGATTCTGAAAACTCCATACATAATCAGGGATCTTAATATCAATACGTTCAGATTTATAACTATCACACTCTACAATACCTTTATCACCAATACCAACAAGAGATGTGTCGAATTGAACTGCTGAGAAAGTTCCTTGTGCTCCAAGTTCAGAATTGACCTTTTCGATTTGGAAGGGTGCAATCGCACGCCCTGTATATCGCAATTGCCAAGTGCTACGTTCACAATATATAACAAGATTGTCACGAACAAAACCAATCGAAATAATATCTTCGCTAGTGGGTATATCAAGAAATCCTCCTTGACCTCTTATGTCATCTCTCCATGATCCTTTCGCAGGTGGTCCAGCGGAATAAGTAATAAAAGGATTTCCAATTGTCGACCATCTAATTCTATTAGAGAAGTTTAGTGCTCCTCCTTTAGTAGTTCCTTCCCATGTATTAAATGTAACCATTCTACCACGATAAGGAAGGTTGCAAAGCCAATTATAAAGGAAATTAGTAGCATCGATTTGATTCCATGTCGATGAGTCAAAATCAACCCAAGTTACTCCATCCGTAATACGAGGCGGGTCCGCTGTAGCTCCAGAATGTCCGCTATTATTTGTTACCCAAAAGAGCTTTCTATTTGTTGTAGTAAATGGAGGATTAGCACTCACCCAATAATTAGTTGACCAAAAAAAATCTATTGAATTAATACCCAAATTTGCAGCATTCCATGTTGTTCCTGGGATAAATTCTTCAAATTGTTTTATGGTATCATTGAAATCATATGCGTAATTTTGATCAAAAACTACCGTTTCATTATTTGCACTGTTTTGAAGTTCTCTAACTCGAATTCCCATTACCGGCAGACCTGGAAAATATTGAACCGCTGTATTTATTTGCGATCCGGTAATAGTTAAAACACCAGTAGTGCGATTTAACACAGCAGAGCCAGTGCTATTAGTTAAAAGGGTGATAGGGCTAGCTCCACCTGGATCTTGAAATATATCTGTTCCTATGGCAAATGAAGCTATTCCTGGTTGAATTAGATTTGGTATTATCGTAACAGTTAAGTTTCCTAACGCACTAGTAGTGCCAATATTTCTTTGAAGTCTTCCAAGAAGTTGATAACCTTTCTTTCTTTTAATTTTTTCACGCCATACATAGGCATTTCGTAAAACAGGATATGCATCATCCGGCAAAAGAAAGTTCTCTCTTTCCTGGACTAATCCAGTCGAGTTTCCAGTGATTTTTAAAGGCGAATAAGATCCCATTAAAAACCTCCCGCTCCATAACCGTTTCCTGAACCAACACCAAAACCTCTTTGAGTTGAATTGAATAAAGTTATATTGCTCTGGCCGATCTCCTCAACAGCTTGCCTTTCAAGAACTAAGGCTTCCTGTCTTTTAAATCCTTCTTGTAGGTTTTGAACTCCTTCCATATCTTGGCGATCTCTTAGTATTTCACATGCGGCTCCAAATGCAATATATTGGCTCCATTGGTTTAGAGTTGGGTTATCTGTAGTGCTCATAAATTGTGAAGGCGTTTGAAAAACTTCAACCTCAGCAAGGTAAACATTATCTGGAACAGGTCTAATTGTGATTTCATTATTCCAAAAGAGCATATTATAGGGACGTCCTACTTGATAAGTAGCTGCCCAAACATTAATCATGCTTCCTGCTGCTGGAGCTACAGGAAAATTTACTGTTATTTGTGTAGTCACATAATTTACAGTTCCACAATATTGAGGTGTCAAAACCAATGGAGGTGACGGAATTGGAAGTGGAGACAGTGGCGGAATTGCAGAATGCTGTACGTTTAAAGAATCCAAATATACATTATTTCCAACGTTATTTTGATTAATAAATAAAAGTTGTCCTTTGGTTGTATTAGAGCCGATTCCGAATGAATTAACGACCGCTCCACCGTCATCAATAATTCTAATAGGATTGTCATTACTATCAATACCACCAATAACAAGTTGAGTGCTTAATATGCCGAAATTAGGCTGCGGAAAAGGGTTTTGATTATTTCCTAATAAAGTAAAAGTGAAGTTCGTTTTTACTCCATCTCCCCCAATTGGCTGAAATTGAGTTGGATATCTAGGGTATAGGTTAAAAAGTTGATCACGATTTTTGAATAAGTTTCCTTGAATTCCTTCAAAATATACAGGAGCACGGAACCCTTGCATATTATTAACATCAACTGGGTATCTATCAACGTTCGGTATAGTTAGAAATTTGTACACCGAACGTTGTTGATCGATCTTAATCGAGTAGGAAAAATCTGAGTTGTAGAATGTATTTACCGCCTGCTGAATATCAAAGCTTGATAGAGCCGCTTCACTTGCGGAAGCGGTCAATCGTCTAACTTTCTTTTCAATGAAAGTGTAAGTCGAATCGGCTTGTGCTACTACAGACATTTTTACCTACTTTTTTTTAAAATCCAGCTGGGACTAATCTATGAAGCCAATCACCTTGCTCATCTTTATCTAATGGAGATTCATCTTTTTTAATTGATTCTCCATCAATGCTTACTAGACCGCTTCGTTTAGGTATGTATTTAGAGGCATCATTAACTTCTTTAATAAGACCTAAAGGCAATTCATAAGTTTTCCCAGGAATTAGGTGAAAAACTAAAATAGGATCTCCAGCGTATTTACAATATGGTTTTGTCAATCTTTCGTGACGTCCACGTGAATTCATGTATTCAGCTTTTACAATTTTAGAATCTTCTTTTCTTAGTCTTTCCATTTCTTTTTTATGTTCGGGCTTGAAGTTTTTAAATTCATCAAATGGAACGCTATTAGTTAATGTGTTAATCAAGCCGTGTTGTTCGCCTGATGCTGTTGCCATTAAAACCATATTTAATTTCCTTGATTATTCAGGCTTTTAAAAGGGACAGAGCCTGAGTTATTGTTATATTCATAATTTCTTGACCCATTTGGAGATATAGTGGCTGGCTGCTCTACATTTCCAGATGGAACAACAAATGCATCAAATTTTGATGAGTCAATGTTTAATGTTAAATTGTTACCTATAACCCCTATAATCGTTCCAACCAAATTATTTGCCTGGTACATGAGATATGTTTGAGGAACTCTTAAACGTATAGCCATACCAATAATGTATGTATTTGATTCAGTACTTACATTTCCTATATTTACAGTGACAGTCATCGGGGATGATTGCGTAATAGCTGTTATCACTAATGAACTCGGTGTTGTGATTATTGGCTTTAAGTATTGGTTTGACATTATTTTCCTTAATAAATGGGTGAGGATTATTTCCCTCACCCATACTTTTATTAACTTGGAACTGGAGCGTTGATGGTTCCGGTCTCCATCTTGTACGCCTGCCATACGATAACATCTCCAGCAGATCCACCAGGGCTTTGTGCGCCAGCTGGTAAATACATGAATGGGATAAAGTTACCTGAATGGAAAGGTACATATTGAAAATTATAACCAGTTTGTACACCTGTTATTGGGTTAAATTGAGTACTTTGTCCAGCAGATGCAACAGTTGCAAAAAGCTGAGTTGTTGGTGATCCTGAACTTGCAGGAAATGCAAAAGTACTAAAATTTGTGGTGTTTACATTTATTGTAAATGTATAGTCCGTAACCGCTGTAATAACTGGAGGTATGTTTTGTGATAGATAATAATTATTAAGTTGAACCATACCAAGAGAACCTGGGATAGTGAACTCAATTTTTTGACCTACTACATATTGATGTTTTTCAGAAACTGTTACTACGCCTTGAACTGCTTTAGTGATTCCTGTTACATAAAGGAATCTAGGTTCAACAGGCATAAGTTTTGAAATTCTACGTGCAATAACAGCCGTTGCAGGTGCTGCAAATCCAGAAGCATCAAGACCTAAAAGGGTAAATCCTGAGCCAGAAACTGAAGAAATGGTGAATGCCATTCCAGCAATTTGCAGCATTCCAGTTGTACCATATAATTGAACAACATCTCCTTCCGAGTATGTATTTGTCATAGTAACTACAGCAGGATTAGCATTTGTTATAGCAGTACCAATCACAGCCGCTTCCGGTTGTGGTTGAGCAGTTACATAAGTAAATCCATTTGATGCTGTTGCTGTAGAGAATTTATCAATATTTATGGCATTTGTGCTTAGAGTTTTCTTCCAGCGTAAACCATCGTTATTTGCTGTTAATCCTCCTCCATACCATTCACCTCTTATGACTACACCTGGATTCGGTGCCAAGCTCATTTGAGTAAGGTTAGTAGAAACAAAATAATCAGCTCCACTAGGCAGAGGAATCGGTTGATTTACTGCTGGTGTAGGTTGTGTAAAAGTTCCTTGAGTGACGATAGTAAACATAATCTCTATCTCCTTATGATGGTTGGAAGGTTGTTACATTCAAACCAGATATCCAGTTTTGGTTAGTGATTGCTCTTGCAATCGCAAACTTGGCGTAAAGCTGGCTGTTTTGAGCTACGGCAGAAACGACCCAAGGAGGACGATAACCAATAACTGCGGTATAATTGTTCTGCTCGATTTTCGAAGCAGCTTCCAATCCATACATAGGTATTGTATAGACAGTGTTCCCTTTCATAGATATTCCAGGAGTCTTTGCAGCTTTAGATGAAACAAAAAATCTGAATCTAGAGATAGAACAATATTCTTCTGGTCTGATCCCTTCTTGCGTTGGATATGCAGATTTCAAAAGGACGCCTTGAACTTTTTGAAGGTCAGCGCACAAGTTTGTATTTGCAAGCGCAATAAACGCATCCCTAACACCACCTGTTGCGAATTTTAAAGTCGCTTCTAGGTTTGTAAGCATACTACGAGCATCATTGCCTAGTAGGATGTTTTCAATGTTATTTACGTCGTTTAAGCTGATATTACTTGGCTGATCGCCGTTCAAACCACCTGTAGCGTTTATATAACTTACAGAACTTGAAAATAAGTCTCTCATTAAAAGATCTTCTTTTTCTCTTAACCATTGTCCTAGCAATGCTGTGAACTTTGTTAACGTCTTACTATTCTCGTAAAGCACACATTACGACTGTTACTTTCGGTCCCATAGCTGGGCCTACTGACCTTTTCAGGCGGTGGGTCTTGTTAATCCCCACTCAATGGCTTTCACCACTGTTCAGACTATCACTTCACTATTTCTAGTGTTTTCGGGGTTAGTCGTTGCGGCTAAACCTTAATTATGTTATCATTAACGTATATACCAACGTTTACAATAGGATTTATATGAGATTCAAATATGTTAGAAAGTCTTACCCAGATACTGTTATTGCTTATATGGCTGGAATCGTTGATGGTGAAGGGGCTTTGACTAGTGGCAATTATGCCTCTGGTAAAACTGGAACTCCTCAATATACCACCTATTTGATCATTAGCAGTACTGACGAATGCCTTATTGATTGGCTTGTCAATACTTTTGGAAGCAAAAAATATACTTACACCAGAAAACAAACTCCTATAAATAGTCTTAAAAAAGTCTATAAATGGCAGTGCACTGGTGAACTTCTTTTTCATATTTGCGAACTCATATTGCCCTTCGCGATCATAAAAAAGAGACAGATTGAAATCGTTATGGAAATGATTAAAACCTCTAAGCTCAAATTTTATAAAATTGGACAACGTGGCCCAAGTGTCCTTCCTGAGGTCACTGAACTTCGTGTCAAACTTGTTTCTGAACTTAGATCTCTTCATGCTCGCCGTGGCTCCTTAGATAATTAAGTCTTGCCTCTGGTTACCATAAATTGCTTAAGCAGCAATCCTTAGGCTTTCCAAGTTATTTACCGAAAATTTAAAGCAGGCTGTGCATATTTTAACCTGCTCGTTTGTAACAATAGACTTAGCATAAATCTCCATGGTCGCATCAATGTCTGTACGAACTGGCACTTCAGATGCTGGATCTATTCCAGAACCATCTAACTGTCCACCATCTGTAGATAAACGCTCAAAACGACTCATACGAGTTGTTTTACCGATATAACTTTCAGAATGATGAAGATCGACTCCAAAAGAATGAATTAAATTGAACATGGGCGTGGAAAGTAAGTCTTCCGATGCTTGTACTGGCAGCTCGGGAGCCATATTCTGAATGCCGGTAATACCGGTAGAGAATGACATAATTCACCTCGTGAATTGTAGTTAATATTTGCATCTCTTGCGAAGAGACTAAAATCAGCTACACTGACGAGGTGTTTTACAGTCTAAGAGTAGATAGGCGAATTCTTTTTTCTGCCTAATGGGAATTTATCAAATTAAATATTTAATTACTATTATTTTTGTTTACATACAACGGTTATGAGTTTTTTCGTTGCATTTTGACATTAAAGTTTTTATTTTTTGTATTTCTGTACAGATAAACGATAAAGCTGTTGAAATATTAAAGTTTTCCGAAAAAGAAAGAGGGAGATCCTGATCGGGAAAGTTTTCTTTATATTTCTCAATTGCAAATTTAAGATGTTCATCTGCTAATTTTGCATGATTATCGAAATCTAAAACTAGAAATTCTAGAGAGTATATTTGTTCCATTATGAAACTCCTTTAAGTATTCTTTGCATTCTTTCCCAATTTGAAGCTCTTTTTTCTTCGGTTAATCTTGAGATCGTTGTAGATTCTCCGGTATTAGTCATACTAGAGCTAGAAATGGATTTAGGCTTATTGTGATTAATATCAGCCTTGTTTGCTTCTCTTTTTGATGATGTGCTGTTTGGCACAAATTTTTTAATCGCTTGATAGATATCTGACCATTTATCAAATCCATCACCGAGTCTTTGTAATGGTCTTGAAACTTCAGGGTAATGGTAATCTAAATAATCTAGATTATCTTGGGATATTGTTTGATGGAAGTCTGGAAAAGATTTAGTTAGTTTATTTGGATATTCTTGATGTTCTCTTTCAGCTCTAGCCTTTTCTGATGCTGCATCCCTGATAGCCATAACAGCTTGAACTTTCTTTTCTATACGTTCATCTTCTGTTTCTTCTTGTTGATAGCTTCCTGGCTCAGAATAATATTGTTGTTGAGGAGGATTAGATTTTGAGAAAGCAGCTTCCATAGCTGCTTTAAGAGCTACAATCTCTGCTTGTTTTTCTGCTGATTTTCTTTCTGCCGCTTCTTTTTCAGATCTATCTTTTTTTCTTGCTTCTCTAAATGCTCTCCAATTTGGATCTTCTTGTGAACCATCATTTGATTTATTTTCTTGTATTTGATTTATATCAGGTTTTTGTTGTGACATTTGAGTGTCAACTTTATCTTGAATTAAAGTATTTTCTACTTTATTTTCATCTATATTAACCGTCATATTGAGGTCTCCTTATGTCTGATATAAATAAATTAATTGAAAATCCAGAGTCTGTAAAGGAAAATTTTGAAAATGATGAAAGAATGCGTTTTATTAAAGAAGAAGTTTTTAAAAAATTTGATGAATATAGAAAAACTATGAATTTTATGATAACGGATGCACCTCTTTCAATATTATGTTTACCGCTTATTATAGAAAAAGCTTTAAGCAATCATGGATGTTTCCGTATCTACGATTTGTTTGATCTCGATTTTACTAAAGTCAAAGGCCTCGGAATAGTTCGCATCAGGGATCTTACAACCTGCCTGGATAAGTTCTTCTCTATGCTTTAGAAAATATTCGTGTTCAGAAAGCATAGTTATATTATGTTGATGACGAATATATTCCCAAAAAGTACCTTTAAAAAATGCTACTGACCACCCTTGCATTTCTTCATAATCTTTAGGAACTATACAATTTGTGCTAGCTAATTGAGCCATTCTAGCAGGAGAAGGAAGAGACCATAAGCGCTTTTGGAACATATCTAAAGGTTTATTATAAAGAAAAACTGTTTGATTTGGTCTCGGAGAAGGTAAATATGGCCATGCATAATATTTATAACGAGTAAGTGTTGTTATCAAACAATCATCTGCAATTACACGTACGATGCAATATTCATCTTCATCAATTATTGGATTGTGCTTTGTTCTACATGTTCGAAGTTCTTCAGGGATTGTATCAACTATTGCGTGACCTAATTCTAAGCAATTGTAATCTGTCTTATCTGAAAGAGCTTTTTTAGATAGTTCGCCTGCTGTTTTTCTTTGAATCATAAGAACAATCCTAACTTATAATTAGTTTTACATCTTCTCCATTGCTGCTGCGTTGGATTTGGAATTATTTTTTTTAGGCTCTCTCTTAGTAGTTTTACTCTTACTTTTCTCATCTGGACCTAATGCTATGGTGATTGTTTCTTTGCACATTTCTTTTTCTTCTGCTGTCTTTAGATGAACTAATATAGCTGAATTTTCATCAAGAATAGGCGTGATCCATGATTGATTATCCCCATGTCTTTCAACATGATAATAATCTTCAGCAGATTTCTCGATAGATTCTACTTTTTCCCTCAGAGGATCTTGAATGTGATATCTTTCAAATTTGCTCATTAATGATCACATTCGTTAGTTTTAGTATATGTGGTTGGTCTTTCTTTACCTGGTCTTGGTAAGAAAGCTCCATATCCATCGCTAGATCCTTTTGGAGTAAGATCTCTATTTATTTCCCATTGATCATTTGGAACAGCTCTACCGCTTCCGTGTTTAATAACGTCTGCCGTCTTGTTCTTCAAATAATCTGGATTATGGTGAACTTTTTTAGTCATAATACCTCGTAAATTTAAAAAATTGGCAGAATATTTTTAGGACTTATTTTTAATCTGCCTGTCCAGTCATTAAGGCGACTATCCTGCGATTAATGTTTAGCTTTGTGCTTCTTTGCGTACGAAGCTAATGCATCAACAGATTTCTTATACTCTTCTGATTGACTCATTTCTCCACCTGAATATTTTCCATCAGCTGTAGTGATATCCGACATTTTCTTTTCATGATGTCCATCATTAAATTGCTTCATAGCATTGATTTTACCATGAGCTTCTTTGCTGTGTGCCATTTTGTACTCCTTGTGCCTATGTTTTAGGCTGATTTATTTTTTCTACCCATAATATATTTTAAGCTGCTGTATAAGCCTGCTCGATTTGTGTTGTTTCTGTATTTTGTTGTTTTATAGCCATTGCAATTTCATAAGATCGGTGAATCATTTCCAAATCCATGGTCTCCAATTCCAACATAGACTTAACAATATCCAATTCAGTTTGAGCTTGTTTATGGTGTGCTGAAGCTTCAATATCTTGTATCTTAGCCTTAGTTTCTTCAATTTTAGCCATATCCAAACGAGACTTAGAAAATGCTTGCATGATTTTGGCATTATCAATCTTTTCTTGCTGTTGGGATTCTGATTGCTGCTGTTGCATTTGTTGTTTATTCTGTTCTTCCATATCAGCGATAACTTGCTGTTTGTTGGTGATAAATGCTGCACGTATAATGGATTTATCTGAAATTCCCAAACCGAGTTCTTTAAAATAGAGAAGTTGTTGCAACTCAGTTTGCCTTTGACTTGCACTATAATTTCCCTCTTCAACAGCGATGGCATATTTTTGGCTATGACTTGTGAAGAATCTTGGGTCTGCCTCATGGCCAAGTATATTGCGAATCTTACCCTTACTGAAGTTCTTTCTAATGGCTTGTAATCTGATCTTCCCATATAGGCGTTGTGTATAGTCGAGTTTATCAAATATTGTTTGCAGTGTTGTAAGACCTGCTCCTTGTCGCAACATTGAAAGTATTCCAGATTTATCATCTGTGGCAGAACCGAGTAATTCCTCATTTACACCTGATATTTTAGTTATATCTTCGGCTAGACTATTAGAAAGCTCAAGTAAAGATTGTGGAATAGCTACAGGCTCGATCCTTTGTATTTCACTAGGTAGCCTTCCTGCTTTTAGTGGGATTAAAAACCCATCTCCACCACTTGTCTGTCTAAAACATTTAGGATCTGGAACTACATCTACCGGATAAATCCATCCAGCATTTAAAGAACTCTGTAAGAGCTGAAGTTCTATTACTTTTCTCATGTTGTAAAGGAATTGACTATCACGAAGATTTCGAATAATGCCTTGTTTTCTCCAAGCATATGCGGGGATATCATTCTCTATATAACATTGGGTGGGAACAAATGGATATTGATCTATCCCAAGTAGATTTTTACCATGATAAACGGTTTTTCCTGAAAGACATATAGCTAGTTTTACAGTAGGAATGTCAATTTCTTTAACTTTTAACCAAGGTTGTTGATAAAGAACTTTTTCTATCATTCCTTCTTCTTCAGCTTCATCCTCTTCCCATTCAACAGCTTCACCCGACTTAGGATCTAAAATTATTTTTCCCCGTCTTGTTGAACGGTAATAAAATTCATCGTAAGTAAATAAATTATTAATTGAAATATTTTGCAATTCCGCTTGTAAAGGAAACCGTCCGTCTTTCATTCCACCCGGACTCATTTTATCTATTTCTTCGGAATAACCAGGTAGCAAAACTTTGGCCATTTCTTTAGATGTCCACCTTCTTCTCCATATTCCATTGCAATCAGAAAGATCTTGTTTACGAGTATATTGATCAATTAAATAATTATTATAACTTACAGAATCTGTAAAAAGATCTCCTGATATAGGGTCGAAGGTGTAGTCTGGATAGAGATGTAATAGTGTCTCTCCTGTGTCGCATGCACCTTCGAAACTTTGTGATAGATATTCTTGAAAACCATCTCTATCATCACACCAACGCATAACTTTGTTGTTGTCATCTGCTAATGGATCGCCGTTATCACTTAAGGGAATTGTAGCAGTAGATTTTCTGTTTTTACGTTGGAAACCACATACCATATTGATATGTCTACGAATCAAATTGAAAAAGAATTTTTGAGCGCCTTGTGAATTTTGACCGTAGACTTGGTTATAAAGTTGTTGATCTCCCACTTTAAAACGCTTATCTATCGATCCCTGTAACCACAAGGCAGCGTTTGCAGTATAATGAGATTGGTAAAACCAATCCATCATTTGCTTAATATCTTTTGCTGAACGATCTGAAGGATCTATGAAACCAAGACTAAAATTGCTAGACTCGTATGAACCCATGTAATCTCTGTGGTAAATTTAAAATTTAAACTACCACATTTGGATCTATTATTCTATAGTTTTTTCTTTATTTTCATTTGATAATGAAAGAAATTTATCATAGTCCTAAACTTGAATTAAATTGATCGTACATATCATTTGATCCAAAAACTTGTTTTCGTAATTGATCATAAGAAATATTTTCATCGGGATGACTGAATTCTCCTCGGGGAAAGGCTGAAACAATGGCATATCTTAATGCGTCGCAATTCGCTATCACCATTCCATTAGCAACAAAGTTTCCGGTTGAAGGAACAGAAATACAGTAAACATCTTCAGGTTCGCATTCTTCAATGCTTTTGACTGCGGAGTATACACCCGCATGACCTGCTACAACACCTTGTTTTTCATAACACAAAACCTCATCGCTAGTCAGTAGAAATTGTATCTCAATGAATCCGCGTTTTGTCATTACTTTATGATCGGGTGTTGCTTTCAAGGTTTTACCATTTTCAAGAGTAAGTTTAAGAATCTTTTTATTCTCTCCAGTTTTTTTTCCTAGAAATAAAGGAGCAAGCAGAAATCCATATTCATGTTTATAGGCTACTACTAAACCTTTAAGATCACCGACAAGATGTTTTATTTCAACATTTCCACAACCAAGCATAACTTTTGTATCACCTGTGACACAGATATGATCGTTCTTCTTCACTGGCTTATCTTCGCCTCGATCGGCTGCCTTAGAATCCCAAGAATATGATTGTAAGTGTTCTCTTAAGACAGTGCATCCTTTTTGAATGACTATATTTTTCCCTCCAATAAACTTTGAGCATATTTTAATTCCAAGTAAAACATCGTTATTTGCATCCAATACCGGGAGTTCAGATTGTCTAAGAGCAATTTTGAAGGACGCGGCTGCAGGGTCCACATAAATAGCAGATACGTTCTTATAACCAATAAAATCTTTGATATCTCTAACAAGTTCTTGATCGGTTTTGCTACGTCCTTTCTTAGTTGAATCATAGTAATATTCCGCTTCGACTCTGATCTGTGGCCACTTATTGGGTGTAACGGCACAAAGTACCGCAGCTGTTGCATTGGTAGTCCCATAATCGACACCAACGACATAATAGTTAGGGGCAGGGAATGGATTTTCATATTCGTTGTCTTTGTCATAGTTATCATAAATAGCCCCATGAGCAAGTGCCCATTCTCCTAATATATATCTGTTGTACCACATACCTGTATACGAGGCTTTCAGCTGCTGTTTATACTTATCATCAAGTATGGGGTTATCTTCAAGATTGAAGTTCCAGCAAGCAAGGTCTAAGCCCGGTTTATCAATATAGTCTTTCTTAAGCCAATGGGCTGGACCTTCAGGGTTGCAGGTCGCTAATAGTTTTGCTCCAGGGACTCTCAAACGAGATTCCAGCATCTTCCAAAATGGTTCTGGTAGATTTGTAGCTTCGTCCACATAAGCAAGAGCGAGAGTCGACCCTTGGATCGTCGAGACGGCCGAGACATCGGGGGCACCCACAAACCACACATCGCGACCATACAAACGGGACATTTGGGCTTTCTCTGTCGGACATGGGAAACCTAGCCTTCTGTATAAGTGTGTGAGCAAATTACGTTGTATTGATGTACGGTTAACGCCAATAATCATAGCATCGCCACCACCATCTTCATTGCGAGGGCCATTCTTTAGATCGTAGATAAGTCTTTCGATGCTTGAATATGTCTTTCCAGATGATACGGCTCCCACCCAGATATTGAATCTATGAGTAGCTTCACAAAATGATTTATTCTGTTTTGGGCTGGTTGGCATTAGCTTTTAACTCTGAAAGTTGATGTTCTAATTCCATGATGCGATGCGATTGATCTAATTGAGTCTGATTAGCTGCTAAATTCATGACGCTTTCGGGTTCTTTTTGTCCTAATCTTACTTTACCTAACCACATCAAAGCTTGCCAATAACCCTTCATAGCTTTCTGAAATTGCTGTGCTTTTAATAAAATATCTCCCTCACTATAAAAATAAGTCGAGAAGGTCGAGTAATCCATTCCGTATTTTTCTTTTACTCTATCAGCTAATGTTTCTCTGTGGATATGTAAACTATCTGCGATTTCTTTTTGTGTACATCCTGATTTAGCATATAATTCTACTAAATCCCAATTGATTGCTTTTAGCGGTCTTGCCATAGGTATATTCACATATTTTATTTTAATATATACTCGAATGGTACACATGTTTCAAGAAAATTATACTTATAGTCTAGTCTATTTATATTAAATATTAATCATTTACTCACCTATGGCCGTTAGATGAAGTTCATTTTTAATTGGTTTGTGTCTGTATTTTTTCTAAATATTTATATAATGTAAATCTACATATGCCTAAGTCTTCAGCTATTTTAGTTTTTGAGTCACGAGTCTCAAGTGCTGATATAATCTTTCGTTTCATATCTTCTGTAAATTGACTTTTTCTTCCTTTATATTTTCCTCGTTTCTTGGCTTCTGCTATCCCTTCTCTTTGGTTGTCCAAAATTATTTCTCTTTCAAGTTCAGATACTGCACCTAAAATTGACAATTGAAATTTAAATACCGCAGAATCATTTCCATTAAATGTTAAGTTTTGTTTTACGAAATGCACCGTTACATTTTTGCTAACGAAAAGGTCAACCAAATAAAGAAGATCTTTAACATTTCTAGCCATCCTATCAATTGAATGAACAAAAAGTTCGTCATCCTCTCGTACGTAATCTATCAATAATTCTAATTGCGGTCTTTTTATGTTTTTACCAGAAGAATATTCAATAAATTTTTTATCTAATATTATATCTACTAATTGCCGATCTGGGTTTTGATCAACTGTGCTTACCCTTATGTAACCTATTTTTTTACCTTTGGTCATTTTTTGACCTTTCTTCGTAGAAATGCATGATATGCGATTTAAATTCAGCATCCTGTCTTTCAAGTCTTCCGTGAAAATCCTTTGATTCTTTTTGAATTTCTTCTTTCCAACCGTCAACCTTTGTTTCAAAAGATTTCATGTCAGCTCTTAGCCAAGAAATTAAAGCTATGTTTGAACCGACGACAGCAACTATTGTTCCTGCCGCTGTTATTACAATTCCTATATCCATTTTTAATTTTCCTTTTTTTTATATGCATCTTCAACTCCAATCATGATCGAAACAACAATGGATGAACTCCATTTATAATTCATAGCATCTCTCATGACATTTCGAAAATGTTCAATCATTGGAATATCGGTATCCAAAGAAGATAAAAATTTACTAACCGTTACATGTTGTTGTTGTTGCATTTTTAAATACCTAGTGTTTGTGTGAATTTAATCATACACATCCAGTTACATTATGTCAATAAAGCAAAAAAGAATTATAGAATTACATAATTAAAAAATTAATTTTATGTTTGTTAGGGAATACCCTATTGTGACAGTAAAACAGGTTTCGCCGATAAAGGCGATTCCCGATTGCTCCAACCTCTTTTGGTAAGAAACAAAAAAAAGGGTATAATCAAATTAAAGGTCAATTTTCAAAACTCAAACCCACAAGATGGGCATTCTTTCTTTTTTTTGCTGCTGCTGTTTTCTTCTTTGGATTCCTCTTGATCTTCTTTATATGAACCTAGCAACTGATCTTCTGTAAAACCATATTTCAATAAATCTAATGGTTCAAACAAATTTCCTAAAATATCGTAACTCCAATTTCCCTGATTCAAATTATGCCGGATCAAAAGCTCTTCAACATCTTCATCGGATAACTGCTCATCAGGAACCCAGCACTCAACCGTTTTAGCCTTCATTTTCTTTAGAACGCGAATACGTTGGTGTCCACAGATGATTGTTTTGTCGCAATTAATTATCGGCCGGTCGATAAATCCAAACTTAGCAATCAAATCGCTCAAGTGCTGGAACTGTTCTTTGCTAATCTGTCTAGGATTTTTCGGGTGACTTTTCAAAGTATTTATTGGATGAACTTCTAGATGCCATTGAATCATATTATTCCCATTAAGATTTTAAACGCTTTTTTTGCTTGCTGAGGAACCACTGCATTTCCCAAGGCTTTAGCTCGGTCCACCCTAAAGGATACGTCATCATCCACTCTATAAAATGGGGATGGACTTTCTTTCCTTTGGTATTGTGAATCATGTTTAATTTCGTTGTTAGATCCGGGTTGTCTCTCTTTCTCTCGCATGGGCTGTCGTTCCTCTTTGAATCGCTCGCCTTTGGAGTTGGCAAGGAGAAACCATCGTTCCCTTTTATGTAACGCGCCCAGGGAAGAAGCTGTGATAGTAATCCATCTACAATCATACCCCATTTTGGTAATTTCTGTGACCACTTCAATGCCTCCTCTGCATGTAATAGCTGGGACATTTTCCAAGAAGATGAATTTTGGTCGTATTTCATTAGCGATTCTAAAGATGTCATAACATAACGAGCTTCGGAGTCCTGCCAATCCTTTTCCAAGTCCTGCAAGACTGATATCCTGGCAAGGTCAAGGGAACCCGCCGAAGATGATATCGACATCCTCGGTGAGTTCCGGCTCTCCTGTTCTAAGGGTTTTGATGTCATTCCATATTGGTGCTCTATCAAGATTTCCATCTTGCATTCTGGACAAAAGCACACTTTGACAATATGTGTCCAATTCGCAATAAATACATGTCCGCACCCAGTCTTTGAGAGCAAGGTCGATCCCTCCAATTCCCGAGAAGAGCGACATTCCATTAAGCCGACCCACATGCCCACCTCTTTTTAAAACATTCAGTGCTACATGTTATGCGATGTCTGTTTTCACATCTATAGTTTTTTATTTACTTGTTTTTTTGTATTGAGTAAATCACACTATGCGCCAAACGAGGTGGCGATGAACACAATACAGTTAGAACTAAATCTTAACAATGAATCAGGTTCAGATTTAAAACTTTTTACAATGCAAAATCAACTTGACGAAATGAGTGATAGTATGGGAAAGGTTAGACGTAAGCTTTTTTCTGAAATGGGTGAAATGAAAAAATTATACATTTCTCTAAAAAATGAAAACGAAGAACTTAAACTGAAATTAAGAAAAATGAGAAATGAAAAAACAGAATGGGTCTACACAAAAGAAGGTTATCTTTTTGATGTACGAGAACATCAAGAAGCTTTCGGTTGACGTTGATGCAATAGTTTTAAAAAATGCTGCTGCTGTTAGTTTCATTCCGGCGATCAAATTTCCTGGCTGAAAACAAGGTTTGCATGTTGCGTATGTGGTTGCTTTTCGCTGCCAGTTTTAAACTTTCTTTGAGCGGTTTTTCGTCATTGCATTTGCTTTAACTCGAACACTTCTAACGGTATTTTGTTTACGGCGTTTCGGTAAAGATTTTATCGGCGTTTCTTTCTCTTGAATTTCTTTTCCAATTTCATACAATACATCCGGGCAAAAATCAGCTTTATTAGGCCATACAATGGTATCGTATTTTACTTTTACTAGATTAAAATAATCGGGATCTCTTAAAGCCAAAAAAATTCCCTTATCAAGATAAGGTTCGATATCAACAACTTTTGTTTTCTTATCGTCAAAAGTTAAGCTTATCTTATTAGCATCAATATAGTTTATTTTTTTTACAAAATGCATAATTATTCTAATCCTTTAATTTTATTCATCCATTGTCAAAAAGTCGAATATATAAGGGTCTTTTGTTATTTGTTGGGCTAGATCCGACTGGGGCAGTGGCAACGTGTCTTTAAAGTTAGTGATTGCTTTGCCTTCTCGATTGTGGAGGTTGTTTTCAATCCAAACCGTTAACAGGCTCCGACTCCAACCATTTTCGATAGTCTTTTCAGCATACCAGAGTCGCTCTTTTTGGCTTGAGATCTTTTGCAGGATAAGAATGTTATGTCCCCAAGGAATTTGCGAAACAGGCTGTTTCGTAATTTCAACCCACGGAATTAATGCAGCAAGTTGCTGCACTATTTCATTTGTTCTTCTGTTGCTATGGCTTTAGGCTTGCCTTTGGCATGTCCATATTTCAAATCATAATTCGATGGGTTTTTGAGTTTGTACGCTCCCTTTACCGCACCTGTGATGATTTGCCTGATAACATCATTATTCATCGTTGGTTTGCTTTTCGATTCAATGGAAAAATTAGCTGGAACTGGGTAATAGATCTCTTCTAAATCCTTGTTTTTTTTCTTAGCCATGAAATTCATTAACCTCCTTTTTTTCTCAAATTGAGTGTGTAGAGAATAGAGTTGAGTGTGTAGAGAGTGTGTAGAGTCTGTAGACTTTTTCACTACAGACTCTACAGACTTTATAAAAAAATATATTGGTGTGTAGATGCAATATCCCTATGGATTCTACAGACTCTACAGACTCTACACACTTTTTCGTGTTGATAAAACTTTCGTGTTTTTTATTGTTTTTCTCGTGTTTTCCTGTGTTTTCTGTAAAATCTGTGGGAATTTTTCTGTGGAGCTGTTTTGGTGTGTAGAGTCTGTAGACTGTTGATCCCCTCATGATTTTTTACCAATCCCATGCAAAGATTTTAGGCATTCTTCAATGCTCGGAAATTTACGCCATCGTTTACCGCCTTCTATCTTTTGAACTAGTCCAATAGAGTTCAAAAGTTGAACCTCCCCATAGCTAAAGCTAGGGGATTGCGGAGAAATTTTGTTCAGGAATCCCCCGCCTTTAGGTGTGGGGTCTAGGAGCAACAATTTTATTGTTTCATTATATTAGACTCTCATATATAATGTTGATATGCCTAAATTTAAATCTAACAATAATATAGTTTATTCGTGTAAATATCATGTGGTGTGGTGTACAAAATACAGAAGAAAAGTGCTGGATGATCCAATACAAGCTCATTTAAAATTAATTATTCATGACGTTTGTTCTAAAAGAAAATGTGATATTATAGCATTAGAATTAATGCTCGATCATGTCCATTTACTTGTAGAAGTAGATCCGCAATACGGAATACATAGATTAATTAAAGAAATTAAATGTTTAAGTTCTCATACATTAAGAAAAACTTACAAATCCGTCAAATCACGTTTACCGAGTCTTTGGACTAACTCGTATTTTGTGTCCACTGTTGGTGGGGCTTCTTTAGATGTCATTAAAAAATACGTAGAAGATCAGCAAAAAATATGATACAGACGCAAATTAAACTACGCATCAACAAAAAACAGGAAGTTAAACTTAATTCGTGGTTGTTATCGCTTACTCGCGTATGGAACTGGGGTATATCTAAAATAGGGTATGATGCTAAACATGGAATTTACCACAAAGAATTTGATTTTGTTAATCTATTAGCCAATCACTCAAAAAAATTGGAAATTCCATCACATACTTTACAAGCTATTTTAAAAATGGGACATACAGCTTGGCAACGTTGCTTCAAAAAAATTGGAAAAAAACCTAGATTTAAGGGTGTTAGAAATAAATTAGCATCAATTCCTTTTCCTGACTCTATAAAATACCCTACAGAAGGCCGTGTCAGAATTCCAATGCTGGGTTTAATTCGGTATCATAAGCAAGACATCCCTCAAGGAAAAATTAAGTGCGGACGTATAGTTAAAAGAGCTTCAGGTTGGTATCTTTGTTTGTTTATAGATTCCAAGTCGAATGTAATCTTACCAAACGGGGAAGGTAAAGTTGGAATCGATCCCGGATATAAAACTAACTTAACACTTTCAAATGGCGTAAAAATAGACACTATAAAGCATTTTAAAAAAAGGCAAAATAGATTAGCTCAAGCGCAAAGAGGTAAGGACAAGAAATTAACTGCTCGTTTACAAGAAAGAATTAAAAATAGACGTAAAGATGAAAATCACAAACTTTCTCACAAACTTGTACAAGAATATGATACTATTGTGTTTTCTAAAGATAACATAAAAGGTATAGCAAAGAAATACGGCAAATCAGTGGCAGAAGCTGGCCACTATCAACTAAGGCAAATGTTGTCCTATAAATGCAGTATTAGCAATAGGAAATACATCGAAGTTGATTCTAAATATTCCACTATGACTTGTCATGCCTGTTTGTCCAAAAATGGACCTACAGGTATTTCAGGCTTACAGGTAAGACAATGGGAGTGTTCGGACTGTGGAGTCCAACATGATCGCGATATAAACGCTGCGATCAACACTCTAATTGTCGGGCTCGGAACGAGCCTCGAGAGGTGTGCGTGAGCCCCTTCAGGAATCCCCCGCCTTTAGGTGTGGGGAGGTTCAACCGATCACCGACAAACAGAAATATTTTCTTAAAAATTGCGGAGTAGAAACGGTGAACATGTCGAAATTTCAAGCTATGATGGAAATATCAAAACTGAAAATTCTGCTTAGGATTTACAGCATGTAATAAACGCTCGTATTGATCTAAAGAGATTCTAGTCTTCCCCTTTTCATATTGAGCGTAGGAATTTGGTGAATTTGAGCCTAAACGCTCGGAAGCTTCTCGAACCGTTGAACCGCTCTTCTCTCGCTGTTTTCTAAGAGATAACGCCAACAATAGTTTATTATTGTTCGCTGTTATTCCAATCACAGATTTTTTATAGTCATTGATACTTATTTCAAAATCCTCAATATCGGATTCGAAATAATATTTCATGTATTCCATGATGGCATCTTTAATCATAAACAGGGCTTCTTCTCGAGTTTCTCCTTGAGTCATAATATTCAAAGAAGACACTTCAACAAGCCAATGTTTTTTATTTTTCCAAACTTTACTTTCTAATTCCATACCTTACCCCTTATTTTCCCCTGGATTTTTCTCGGCTTCCTTCATGTCTTATTTCAATCCTGATTTTCATGATATTGCTTTTTTCTTGTGCATATTCCCATTTGATTCTTTTATCTCCATCAGCTCGACCAGGCGCAAGTCCTGGTAATATTTGATCGGCAACGTAATCTTTAATCCATTTGAAAGCCATTCGTAAATTATCTTCCTCGTCAAGGCCATTTCCTGGCGCAAGGCGAGTCAATCTTATGGTGACTGGTAGGGTGATAGCTTTAATGTTGTTTTGCAAGCTCCAAAGCCAAATTATGCGTTTCTGGTATTTATGCCGTTTAGCCTTTATAGTCCAATGTTCCGAGCAATTCGCTTCGCTTACGGTTTTGATTGGCAATTCCCATGATTTGTTCATTGCTGTCTTCTATCTGGGCCATTTGTGTTTATAATCGTATTTTTTCTAGCGTAAAGTCTAGACGAAAATCTATCATGAAATATTTTGTCAATCTCGTTTTTTCCTAAATTTGATGTTATCAATGTTGGGAGTGAATTACTATATCTTGAATCCAAAAATTGAAATAGCATATTTTTGCACCATTCACTTTTTGCAGGATCTTCGGATAAATTAGCTCCAAAATCATCAAGGATAAAATACTCTGCTTCTGCAATATTTTTCATTCGATATTCAGGAGTGTAAGAAGGTAGATGCATACACAATTTTAATTCCGCAAAAAGATGCGTTTCTGAATAAACTCTAATATTTTTATTATTTTCTTTAAAGTAATTGTAAAAAGAAGAAGCTAGATAACTTTTCCCTGTACCCACTGAACCACCCATAAATAAAATATTTTTTGGGTTTTTTGTCCATTCAAGGATTTTTATCATATTTTCTTCAGATTGCTCTATTCTCGAGACGTGAGCATCTCTCAAATCTAAACCAAATTCGTAATTATCAAACATTTTTTTCCTGATCTTCTTCTGATTTTCTTTTAATAAACTCTGCCATTGTCACTGTTTTTTGTGGTGGGTATTCTTTTTTAACACATTCAGTTTTTTTACGCAAGTCGTTAATTTTTAAAGATTTACTATTATGAATTCTTAAACATATTGCTTCTAGATATTTGAAAATGTTTCCTATAAAATCATTACAAGTACGAACTTGTTCAATGGCAAGCTGAATTTCTTCGGTGGAATAAGGTAATTTTAAAAAGTATGTGAAGACATCGCTTTGAGAAACTTGCTTTGCCTCTCCCTTAATATTTTTATAAGTTAAAGAAATATCCTTGGCAGCAGCAATCACACTTTTGGGATTATCTTCTTTTTTTTCAGGAGGAGGTTTGGTGGTGGTGTTCTTATTAGGTTCTTCTATGGGGTTCTTATATATATGTGCAGTTCGGACGTTTCGTCCGTTCTTGTTCGGATGAAACGTCCGTTCTAGTTCGGATGAAACGTCCGTTCTAGAAAAATTATTTGAAAAAAGAAAAACTTCCGAGATTTTTTGAAGATGTATTTTAAAATATCTTTTTGCAGGCATTGCCATTTGACATTTGCTAATAAAACCCAACTCCTCCAGAATTTTTATTGCATTTTTTTGCTCAGTTTCTGCTAAGCATGTGCGTTCTTCACAATGTTCAAACGTATAATAAAACCAGCCAGCTCCATATTTTGCCGATGAATCGGTCAATTCTTTATTTTTACTATGATATTTGAAACGATTGGCAAGTTCAGCCAAAATGATAGCAGCATTAACGCTTTTGCAATAACGAGCTATGTTTCTGTTGTAAGTTTGATAGGAATCACTGTCTAAAAAATCTATAAGCGAAAGGTTTTCTGAATGTGTCATGAAAGGTTCCTGTTGTATAATTTTTAATTTAATACACAAAAGGGCTAGAAATAAATCTGATCAAGTGATAAGATGTGACTACCTGATGTGTATTTTTTGGACTACGGTGTTCAAGGTCGTAGTCCTTTTTTTTATTCTTCCATCATTTCATCCCATCCGATTAACTCAATGGCGATGCTATCATCCAATTCGTTGTAGTTTAAAAGTCCTTCATTATTGAGCTTTCTCAAGCTGGTTCGAAAGGAATTTTTATTATAATATTTGGATAAGTCTTTCCAAGTCAGATGAATCCTGTTTAGCTCATCCTTTTTATCCCATAAAAAACAATATGTCTTTGATAAGTCGTCCATAATTTGAAGCATGAACATTTTAGGAGGTAGGCTATCAAAATCTTGGCGGATAATCATAATTATTTTCTCCCGTAGAACACAACCTGTTTATCTTACAAAATAGATAGTAGCAAGAACAATTTTAATTTAAAAAAATTACTTGTCAATAAGTGTTCAATCATTTATCGAATAGGATACATATATACGAGAGGAACTTAATGAAAAATTTATGGAATGGAATTTTTAAAAAGTTTCCAATAATTTATTTATACGTAATGATTCCGCCTCAAATTCCTAAATCTGATATGTTTTTATGCTGCATGGCTGTTTTCTTCGTTATCTTCTTCCTGTATCGGTTCTTTTATAGTTACTAAATGTGTAACTATACCACCTGTGAATTTCACAATTTCACGCCATAGTTTTTTACCAGGTTTTGTTTTACCTCGTGCAACCCTAGAAATATAAGAGGGTTCGTAGTGAGGAAAACTTTTAACAAAATCTTCGATCTCAATATCATGAATTGCCATATATACTTTTAATTTCATATATTCCCCTTTTTTATTACGACTGTATATATAACACAATACATAATTTTAATCAACATTTTTTGTTGTTGCTGTGTTGTTTTTTATGTTGCGTTAAATTTCACATTCTGTTATATTTTAACCATAAAGAAGCAAAGTACACGATTAACGCCGATACTCTAGAAGACGGTTGCTAAAGTAGGAAAAACGCTTAAGTACATAGAAAAAGTAAAAAAAAGGATTTTAAGTGAGAACCCAAGATATTAGAAAACAACTTATGAATATGAAAATCCATTTAGATGAAATGGATTTATGGACGAGACAAGCTATGAATATGATCCATCAAATCGAGGATAATCTTTTTGATGTTGATGATAAAAAATATGAAATGAATGATAGTATGGAATTCTTGAAAGAAGCAGCGTCAGGAATTTACCATTTAATTGATAGTCCGCCAAGACTTTCGAGCCGCTGCAGCAAACATCATAATGCTGCTGCTGGTTT